CGCCAGCAACGAAAGCCTCACGCAAGGCGTGGCCGTGATAGACCCTGCCACCGACGGGCGACGAGCCTTCATAGCCCTTGGCCCTCGTTGTATCGGCAATCATGTGTTCGTCGCCGGCTGCGATCTTTGCCCATTCGGTCTTGCCGTCCGGACCGACTTCGATGCCGTTCACAAAGGTGGTTCCCATCACACGACCTCCCAGAAATGGTGAACATTGTACGGAGCATTGACCCGGCGCACTTTGCCTGCGCGCTCGAGCTTCTTGAGACGATAGAGCACATGCGACGTGTTCAGATCGTCGAATCTGCCGAACTCGGCTGTTGCCAGGATATTCCGAATGATGGCAGTTGAATTGTAGCTGCGACCATATTTCACCATGGCGCCAAGGATCTGTTCGTCCGTTGGGCGAGCACCGATTTTCATCACGCACCGCCTTCTTCGGCAGCCGCGGCCAAACGCTCGAGAAGTCGGGCCTGATCGCGAACGGCTTGTTCGAAATCCTCACGCGTCTCGCACGGCATGATGACGAAGCTGATGTGGCTTTTCACCAGCGTCTGCGCGGTTTCCATCTGAAGGCGCAGTTCCGGCAATTTGGCGACCTGGAAACGGCTCACGATTCAGCACCTTTCCGGAGCTCGGCGGCAATGGCAGCGAAACCCTGACTCATCGCGCTGATGACAGAAAGATCTGTGCGCTGCTCGGAATTGATGACGACGCCGAAAGCAGTATTGCCGAAAGCATCAAGGGCATCTGCCAGCGGTTTGTTTGCTTCGGTCCGGCCACGCAGCTGGTGCCATTGGAACTGCTCGTTGAGGTTCATGGTCACTGTCTGGCGCGCACCAGCGGGCAAGCCATGATACTTGATCAGCCAGTCGACGAACTCTTTGGCTGTCAAATCTGTGATTCTGCGGGAAACTTTGTCTTTGCGCTTGATGAAAGCAAGCTTGGTTGTCCTGGTCATCGCATATCCTTTCGGGTTCAATGCGATGACCCTACCACTCAATATCTATGAAATCAACAGTTAGTTGAAGTCTAAATTCCCAGATCGTCTTCGATCGCTGTCATCTCGGCGCCGCCCGTGTCGACACGCATATAGATGCGCTGCTGGCCGAATTTGCGCAGATGACGTTTCTTGCCCTGCTCCCAACCGACAATCAGCTTCATTGCGCGGCCAAGCAGGCGTGCAACGGCTTCTGTATACTGGTCCCGCGGCCTTCCAAGGCATTCCACCCATATCTGCATCAGCGATACGGCATCGCGACGGTACATGCGGACCTTTTCACCGCGCATATCGTCGACTTCCTGGAAATCGGTCTCTGGAACGGGTGTGTCGAGCCAGTCGGCGATAACACCGGCGTAACCGTCCTCAACGCTTTCGACGCGGCGGCTTTCCTGCATCTCAAGAGCTTCAGCAGCGGCTTCCGAGTCGCTCAGATAGAGCGGCAGGATGCCGAGCGGCTGTTCCTTGCGCATCTGCTCGTAGATCATGAAGGCTTCGGCCCACATCTGATCGATCTCTTTCTCGAGACCGGCGATGTCAATCGAAGCCACCTTGCACACGATAGGCCAGAAGCGCCGGCCGCCCGTCGGGTCGCGCAGATACTCGGCATCGTTCGTCGAGCCGATGAAAATGCACTGGCGCATGAATTTCTTGCCGCGCTTGTCGTATGCCAGGCGCACCTTGTCATGTTTCGCCGAGAAGATGGCCTTGATCGCCTGAATTTCAGCCTTTCCGAAGCCGGACAGTTCGGGAATTTCTAGGATCCAGGCACCCTGCATCTTTTCGACCAGCTGCTTGCGGTCGTGCAGGTCGCCTTCCATTTCGACGAACCAGCTGCGCGCGATCGTCTCGATGAAGGTCGATTTGCGCTTGCCCTGAAGGCCTTCGAGAATCACGACATAGTCGAACTTGTGTCCGGGTTCAAAGACGCGCGTGACGGCGCCGAGAAACATCAGTCTCGAGATGCCGCGGGTGTAGGCCGTGTCCGGAGCACCGAGATATTTGACGAACATGTTGTCTATGCGCGCAACGCCGTCCCATTTGACGCGATGAAGATAATCGCGGACCGGATGAAAAGCTTTCTTGGCGGCCGAAAGGTCGATCGCAGCTTTCAGGTCACGGTCGGTGACTTTCATGCCATATCCCGGCTTGCCCTTGCCGTGTGGCGCCTCGATCAGCGCGCGGACGCAGTTGTCGTGGCGATCGGTCCAGAGCTCGCCGTTGAGCTTGTCGAAGACCGGGACTTTGGGGATGATCTTCATCTTGGCCTTGATTGGCGCCAGCGCCACCGGTTCCTGGATGAAGTCGTTGAGCGCCACCATGCCATCCATGCGCGGGTCATTCTGGATGATGATCGCAAGGTTCGTCAGCGTCGGCTTGATAAGGCCGGTCGTGTCGGTCTCGAGATCATTCATCCAGTCGCTGTTTTTCTTTGGCTCGGGCGTTGCGTCGGGCGTCGTGTCGAACAGATCCTCGAAATCATCTTCCGCTGTTTTAGTCTCAGCCGGAAGATCATCGTCAAGGACGTCGTCGAAGATGGCTTCCAGATCATATTGATCCTTGCGCATCTCGCTGACAACGGGTTCGTCGTTCTCAAGGTATTCCTGAAAGGCCTTGAATGAAGGCATCGACATCGGCGAAGTGTCATCGGGCGTGCCCTTGTCTTCGCCGCCGAACATGTGCAGGCGCACCATGTCGAACGAATTGACCAGCCGCTCGCCGCACGGGTCGGTGCCGTGATGGGAATAGAGGAACAGGCCGCCGTCTTCGACGATCGCGCCGTTCGCGCCGGATCCCGCGGCATAGCTATAACGTTGCTTCCGGCCTTCCTTGTCGCCGATCGTGTAGACGTCGGGGATGAACTTCTTGATCGCTGCTGGCACATCATAGGCCCGGCAGAAGGCGCCCACGATGCCGCGCTTCTCAGTCGGCACTTCGGCTTTCTTTGCGCCTGCCGGCCGCTTCTGTCCGCGCTTCTCGGAATAGGGAAGCTGCGTCCAGTCTTTCCAGCCGCTGCCGAACGATTCGAAAACTTCATCCGGATCAACCAGCAAGCCGCGGTTCTGGATGGTGTCGAAAAGCCCGTCGCTGTTTACCGACGGCCAGTACATGATCTGGGCGACTCGATACGACACGTCGTCGGTCGCATCCATGGAATCCTGGACGGCATAGAACAGCTTCGATGCAAGGATGCGCGATAGAGCCGCATATTCTTCGGCCGTGACCAGGCGCGTCGTCGGGAAGACGAGACGCCATTTCGGCACATGTTTCGAATGCGATCGGGTTGTTGATCCGAAAAATTCGTATCTGGAAAGCTCCGAAAAGCCATCCTTTAGGATCTCGATCTGATCCGGCGTGGCGCTGTCGACGTCAAGCGTGACGATCGAGCGTTCCTTGATGTTCGCCGCCTTGCGAACGCCGCCTTCGAAATGGCCGCCGACGAAAGAGCCGACGTCTTTCAGCTTGTTGCGGGCATCGATGTTGAGGTTGCGATACTTGTCGTTGGTCGTGTCCTTGTCGACAGCAGGTGTCGCAAGACGCTCGACAAACTTCGTCCATTCCATCGTCCTGTTGGTCGCATGTCCGCGATCACCGGGCTTGATGGTGGCTATACGCAAAGAGAAATTATCGTTGTTTTGAGGCATGTTAAAGCGCCCCAAAACTTGGGTGATTAATCATGATAGCCTACCGTTCGATGTTGATCTCAGGGTCGTCGAACGGATGTCAGCGGATGTACGGCTTGATATCCTCGAGCGTCATCGCGACGTAGTCGGCCGGCGCCCGTCCGCTTTCGGCGAACTTCTCCGACTGCTCGACGAGCCATTCGGCCTGCTTGAACGGAAGGCGATTTTCATGCTGCTTCTTGAACCACTTATAGACGCCCTGGAAGGACATATCGCGCATCTTGGCAATCTTGTGGAGATCGCAGACGCCTGACTGTTCGTCGATGACGTGAGGAAATTTGATAGTCAGAAGATCATGCAGAGCGCCGCGCGATGTGCGAGCCTTTTTCGACCGCTTGTTGACCGGTCGACCGTCGTCAAGGCCAAGATCGTCGCTGAAATTCGTCATTGTATGCCAGTCTCCATGAAGTTGATTTCAGCACCCTAGCCGACTTCGAAAATATATTCAACAACCAGTTGACGAGTTTTTCGATATGTGGTTTTGTCTGCCTCAACAAGATCGAACCGCGATCTAGTTGAACCCTGACAACGGAGAATATTATGAGCCTCGAAGCTGCAATCGAAAAGCTGACCACCGTACTCGAAGAAGTGCGCGATCAGAACACACAGATCATGGGCATGGCCGCCAAGCGCATCGCAGAAGCCGGCGCCGACAAGCCGAAGGGCAAGGCGACCACGAAGGCCAAGGAAGACACCAAGGGCACCGACGACACTGGCGGCTCGGATGCGAGCGCCATCACCAAGAGCGTTCTGACCGATGCATTCAAGGCCTGGATGGGCGAATTCGGCGTCAAGCCCGACTCGCATCCTGAATCGGCCGCACGTCATGCGATCACGAAGACGACGGTTGCCAAGGTTCTCGGCGACGGCAAGACCTTCAAGGATCTCGCTGAAGACGACCAGGAAAGCATCGACAAGCTCTACAACTGGCTCGAAACCAAGGCGAAGACCGCTGACAAGGGCCACGGCATCGGCCGCCTGGTCGCCGATCCGGCACCTGAAGCGTCTGACGACGACGGTCTCGGCGTCTAACAGCTACGAGGCGATGGAAGGTCGGGCTTCGGCCCGACTTTTCTGGCGGCTGCCGGCCAAAAAGCCGATCCTCCTCCCGGGCCAGATCTTTTATCCTCCTCCCGAAAGATCAGACCGGCAGCCACCAGAAAAGTCATTTGGGAATATCGCTATGGAAATCAATGTTCGTGAATATAGTGAGAAGCGTGTCCGCGCGTCTTTCACTTGGGAAAATTTGCAAGAATTGATATCAGATGTCGTGCTCAAAAAAGCCGGTATACGGCGCGGCGACAATGTTTCGGTGAAGGTTCATATCAGCGAGAAGCGCGAAGGATCATTGCAGAACAAGACAGGTTATGTCGCCGAAGTCGAAATTGTGCAGAATCTAGGCCCTCCCCCATCTTTGGATGAAATTCCGTAAATGGCGCACTCTGAACTTTCAGCATCAGATAGTGGGCGTTGGTCGCGCTGCCCGGGCGCCGTCAACGCCACTCGTCATATCAAGGACGAGTCTAGCGAGTTTGCAGCCGAAGGAACGGTTGCTCACACCGTTCGAGAACTCTGCCTGCAGTTCGGCTTTGATGCATACAGCTTCATCGGTGACAAGTTCGTCGAGGATGGATTCACGTTCATCGTCGACGACGAGATGGCCGACAACATTCAGCCTGGCATTGACGAGATCCGTGAGTATGCGGGCGACGTCTACGTTGAAACATGGGTCGACACGACGAAATGGGTCGGCCTTGATCGCTTCGGCAATCGGCAGGGTGGCACGCTCGATCTCGGTGTGATCGGCGAAAAGCTGATCGTGATTTCCGATCTGAAATACGGCATGGGCGTACCGGTACAGGCTGTGGATAACGATCAGCAGGTGCTTTATGCCGTCGGTTTTTGGGAGCAGATCGCGCGTCATAAGTCGAAGGCGACCGACTTCCTGATCATCATTGATCAGCCGCGCAATTCTGGCGGCGGCGGGTATTGGCCGATCACACTGGAAAAGCTGCTCGAGCGCGCGGAAGACCTGAAGGCAGCTGCTGCGAAGACCAAGGATCCGGACGCGCCGCTGATCCCCGGCCTGAAGCAGTGTCAGTGGTGTCCGATCGCGAACGTGCCCGGCCGCATCGGTGGGTGCAGGGCGCACGCTCAGTGGCTCGCCGATGCGATCGAGATGGATTTTGACGAGCTCGACAGGCTGGACGAAGTCGGGATCGACTGGACGCCGCCTGAGACCGTCACGCGCCAGCAGCGCAGCCACATCGTTCGCATCAAAAGCCAGATTGAAAAGTGGCTCGAGAAGTTGCATGCTGACGAGCTCGAAGACCTGATCAATCACGGCCCGGCTTTCGGTTATAAGGCAGTCAGGGGCCGCGCGGGCCGGCGCAACCACCGGTCCGAACAGAAGTCGCTCGCCTGGATGCGCCAGCGCGCAAAGAAGGTGGGCAAGGAAGAAAAAGATCTCGAAACGCGCAAGACCATTTCGCCGGCACAGGCTGAGAAGGTCTTAAAGCTCGGAACAGGAAATTTCCCCAATTCCCTTGTCGAACAGGGTGCGTCGAAGCCGGTCATGGTGCCGGTGGCTGATGAACGTCGGGCGATCACAGTGATCGAAGACGAGTTCGACGACCAGTGAAGACTATGATGGCAACGATGACAACGAAGATTGGAAAACCCAATGACGGAGAATGCAGAAACCGGCCACATCGTAATGGTCAAAGGCGTTCGCCTGAACATGTACGACGATCAGCTTTACTATCCGTCGGCAGAGATGACGACCAAGGGAAAGCACAAGGGCAAGATCCGCTTCAACTGGAACGGCAAGTTCATCCTGCCGCCCAAGGACAGCCCTGAAGGCAAGGCCATTTTCGACCAGCTGAGCAAGGCGATGAAAGTCGCCAAGAAGAACACCTGGAAGGATGATGCCGACGACATCAAGATCAAGCTCGCCAACACGCCGTTGCAGAACGGTGACGACGAGGAAATCACCACCTTCCAGCCGATGAAGGGTGCATACTTCCTTTCGGCGTCCAAGACCGTCTACGGCGGCAAGGATGGCGATGAAAAGGATGTGCCGAAGCGTCCTTTCCGGATCATCGGTCCGCGCAAGGTCAAGAACAAAGATGGTGAGCTCAAGTTTCCCGACATGGAACTCGGCGAGGAAGGCGCACCATATTCTGGTTGCGTCGTCAACGTGAAGGTCGAATTGTGGGGCCAGAAGGCTGATGGCGATCGTCAGATCCCGAACCGCATCAACGCGACCATTCTTGCTGTCCAGTTCGCCAAGCACGGCGACGCATTCGGAGGCGGCGGTGCTCGCGTCAACGTCGACACCGAGTTCGACGAAGAAGGCGATGGCGAAGACGATTTCGACACCGGCACCTCGAGCACTTCGAAGCCGGATGACGATGATCTCGGCATCTGATCTACAACACGGCCCTGCGCTTCGGCGTGGGGCCATTTTCATAAGGCCCTGAACAAATGTCTGTACGCAAAAATCTGATGGTCGACATCGAGACCATGGGCCGGCGCCCGAACGCTCCAATCGTCACGATCGGCGCATGTTTCTTTGACCCGATGACCGGCGAGATCGGCAAGGATCTCTACGTCAAGATTGACCTTGTTGATGCCATGCGCTTCGGTGCGGCCGACGGTGACACGTTGAAATGGTGGTTGAAGCAGGACCGTGCGGCTCAGAAGGAACTGACCAGCGGCGAGTCCACTCTTGCTGATGCCCTGACGGCATTGATGACGCTCTACAACACTGGCGACGACGCTTCGGTTTGGGGCAACGGTCCGACGTTCGACATCACGATCCTGGAATACGCTTTCATGCGGTGCCTGAACAAGGAAGCGCCTTGGCCCTTCTGGAATGTTCGCGACGTCCGTACCGTGGTCCAGCTGGCGCAGGGCTTGGTCAAAAAGCCACCTGCTTTCACCAAGGATGCCGTGGCGCACAACGCACTCGACGATTGCATTTTTCAGATCGGCTACGTCAGCAAGATGTGGCAAGCGTTGCGTGGCCAGACCGGTTCGCCAACTGCGCCCGCGGCGAAAGCTGTTGATCTCGACGACGATCTGGGGATCTAAACGAACTATCGCCGGCTTTCGTGGCCGGCGCATCGCTTTCAAAGCAGAAGGGCAGCGCCATAGATGCGCTGATGGAAAAAAATGGCAAGACTTTACAACGATATAGAATGCTACCGAAATTTCTTTTTTGTCGCGTTCAAGCGCAAGGAAGATGGGCGCCGAGTGGGTTTCGAGCTCAGTGAACGCACACTCAGGCACCAGACTGTCTTCCAGAGCGGACTCGCTATTGATCCCGGGCCAGAGCCGAAATACCTGTGGGAACCCGATCGCATCGCCAGGCTGATGCGCAACAACACGGTCGTCACATTCAATGGTCTCACCTACGACGTTCCGATGATCTATCTTGCTCTGACGGGCAAGCTGTCGAACATGGAACTGAAAGCCGAGTCCGATCGCATCATCAAAACCAACATGCGATGGTTCCAGGTCGAACGCGAGCTCGGCATTCGCATCCCGAAGATTGACCACATCGATTTGATGGAACCGAACCCGGCTGTGTTCCAGGGTCTGAAGATCCTCAATGGCCGGCTGCACGGCCACCGGTTGCAGGATCTGCCCTATGATCCGGATATCGAGTTGACCCATCAGCAGATGGACGACGTGATCGACTACTGCTTGCACAGCGATCTGGACGCGACCGAAAATCTCGACAACGCTTTGCAGGAACCGCTCGAGCTTCGCGTCGCACTCGGCAAGCAGGTTTCGATGGACTTCAGGTCCAAGAGCGACGCGCAGATGGGCGAGGCGCTAATCAAAAAGCGCGTCGAGGATCTGACAGGCAAGAAGCCTGAGAAGACGTCGCGGCCGGGCATGGCGTTCAAATACGAGGTGCCCGAATGGGTCAGCTTTGAATCCAAGATGATGAACGACGTGCTCGAGGTGATCCGGACGACGGATTTCTTCGTTTCGGATGACGGCAAGGTCGTGTTCCCGAAGGAATTCGAGAAGTTCAAGATCAAGATCGGCGAAACAACTTACACTATGGGGATCGGCGGCCTGCACTCGACTGAAGCGAATCGCGCGGTCCATTCGACCAACAGCCACATCCTGATTGATGCCGACGTGGCATCTCAGTACCCGTCCATCATCATGAAGCTCGGCTTATATCCGAAAGCACTCGGTCCGGAATTCCTGAAGGTCTACGGCGGCCTGATCCGCGACCGCCTGGAAGCGAAGAAGTCCGGCGACAAGGTGAAGGACAAGGCGGGCAAGATTGCGCTCAACGGCGCCTATGGCAAGCTCGGCAGCCGCTTCTCTGTGCTCTACGCGCCGCACCTGCTGATCGCCGTCACGCTGACCGGGCAGCTTTCTTTGCTGATGCTGATCGAGCGCGCCGAGAAGGCCGGCATTTCGGTTGTGTCCGGCAACACCGACGGCGTGATCTTCAATTGCCCGCGCGATCTGTTCAATGGCTTCGTGATGAAGGACGATCCCGAAAGCGGCAACCCGAAGCGCACCGATCGCCTTGCCGAATCGACGCTCGAGGAAATCACCAGATGGTGGGAGCAGGTCACCGGCTTCAAGCTGGAATTTGCCGAATACCGCTCGATCTACAACCAGTCGGTCAACAGCTATTTCGCGATCAAGTATGACGGCAAGCCGAAGCGCAAGGGGCCATGGGGCAATCCCTGGAACAACAAATATGGGGAATTCGATCTGCGCGCGCAGATGATGAAGAACCCACAGATGACGATCTGCACCGACGCGGCGCTGGAACTGATCTTGAACGGCACGCCGCTCGAGCAGACGATCAGGGAATGCACCGACGTCCGCGGCTTCGTCACAGTGATCAACGCTGCTGGCGGCGCGACGTGGGGAATTGACGAGAAGGAAACATATCTCGGCAAGGTCGTGCGCTATTACTGGTCGACAGCCGGGAGGCCGATCTACAAGAAAAAGCCACATCCGAAGACGGGCAATCGGCCGAAGGTGCCGAAGTCCGACGGCTGCCGTCCGATGATGAACCTCACCGACGACGTGCCAAGCGATTTGGACTATCCGCGCTATGTCGAGGAAGCCGAAAAGATCCTTCAGGAAATCGGCTATTACGGTGACCGTGCTGTGCCGGCAGCACCCACCATGCATAGCGTGTTCTATAAAGACATTCTCGGCATCTTGTAAATCAACTGATTGTTGAATATTGTTCGGATCATGACCTACATTCACACAAAACCCTGGGCGCTTTACAATGAAATCGATGACTTTGCCGTTGCTTGGCTCGAGCAGCTTATTGCCGCTGGACACATTGCAAACGGCATTGTCGATCGACGTAGCATTGTCGACATCGTACCAGATGAGCTTAGAGGATTTCGACAAGTGCATCTCTTTGCTGGCATCGGAGTTTGGAGTTACAGCTTCCGTCGCGCTGGCATCTCGGATGACACTGAGGTATGGAGCGCAAGCTGCCCCTGCCAACCTTTCAGCGGCGCAGGCAAAGGCGAGGGGGTGGATGACGAGCGGCACCTTTGGCCTCACGCGCACCATCTCATCCGAGAGCGCCGCCCGCGTCTCATCTTTGGTGAGCAGGTTGCGAGTAAGGACGGACTTGCTTGGCTCGACCTTGTACAAGCTGACATGGAAGGAACGCAGTACGCCTTCGGGGCGGTTGATACCTGCGCTGCGGGCGTCGGCTCGCCCCAAATCAGGCAACGACAATACTGGTTCGGAGAGCGGTTGGACGACCACGACCACAAGGGATTGGAAGGACTCCGGAGCGGACATAGTCCCTCGTTCGGACACGGGCAAGGACCGCTTCGATCAGCTACCGAGACAGGCGAATTTAGCCGGTTGGCCGACGACGAGAGTTTCCGATATCGAGAACGGGGTGGCATCGCTGGAAGCAGCGGAGAACGAAGCGTCTCGCCGGGAGTGGAACAACAGCTTGGACGTGGCAGTCTTCGCTACCATAATCGACCAACCGGCCCGACTAACGGTTTCTGGGCAGATGTTGATTGGCTCCACTGCCGGGATGCAAAGTGGCGGCCAGTTGAACCCGGCACATTCCCGCTGGCTCATGGGGCTGCCGCCAGAGTGGGACGACTGCGCGGTTATGGCAATGCAATCGTTGCCGACCAAGCGATCGGCTTCATCGAAGCGTTCTTTGAAAGCAAGGCCATCGAAATCGAAGCGAACAGACCTGACGCTGGACCTGCTTTTGAGGATCTATTCTGATGGCTGAGAACCTTCAGGTTCGCGATCCTGTGATACAATACGCCAAGTCGAAAGGTGTCCTTTCTCGGCAGCTGGTGATGCTCAATCGCCGCGGCTATCCTGACACGACGTTCATGAAAAACGGCATCGTCGTGATCATGGAATTCAAGGATGTTGACGGCGAACTGGCGGAATTGCAGAAGCGCGAGATCAAGAAACTGCGCGAAATGGGCGGGATGACCGTTCACATTGTAGACACTGTGGAGCAGGGCATTGCTATCCTCGATCGTGCTTTTGGACCCTCAGACGACCTTTCGATCTGAGACATCATTTTCCATCCTGCTCGACCTTCTTGATATCAACGAAAATTTTGAAATCGTTGAGGAAGAAGCAACGGGCCTGCGCCCGCGTTCCATGATGCGTTCGTATCAGAACTACCTTTCTGACTGCATCGTCAACATGGAAGGCGTTCTGGGCGCAGCAGAAATGTCACTCGGCAAGACCGGCGCCACGCTTGACGGTGTGTCCCGGTTGCTCGAAATCAATCCCACATGGAAGGTGCTGATCGTCGCGCCGCTCGAAGTCGCCAAGAACACTTGGCCGGATGAGATCGCCGAGTGGGAGCACCTTCAGCATCTGCGATATGCGGTCTGCTGCGGTACGCCGGAACAGCGCCTAGAAGCGCTCGCGGCCGATGTGCCGATTATGATGATCAACCGGGAAAATTTGCAATGGCTCTGGGACACGATCGGCGGCGCAATCGGCTGGCGCTGGCACGTTCTGGTCTATGACGAGTCCAGCCGCCTGAAAAGTTTCACCAAGATGACGCCTGCCTTCAAATATAAGGATGGCAACAAGATCAAGGTGCAGCCGAACCTCACGGAATTCGGCGTGCTGGTCCAGGCACGCAAGATGATGAAGCGCGTCGTCGAGCTCTCAGGAACGCCCGCGCCCAACGGCTTGTTCGATCTCGGCGGCCAGGCGAAGATCATTGATCAGGGCAAGCGGCTCGGCGCCAGCAAGAGCGCCTATCTGCAGCGGTGGTTCATCAAGGATCAGTACACGCGCGAGATCTATCCCAAAGCGCACGCCGAGAAGGAAATCATGGGCCTGATGAAGGACATCATGATCGGCCTGCGCGCTGAAGACTACATTGATCTGCCGCCGCGGATGTTCAATCCAGTCTATGTAACGCTGCCGCCGAAGGTGATGCGCGATTACAAGCAGTTCAAAAAGGACATGGTGTCGCTCGAACACGACGTCGCCGCAGTCAACCGTGCCGTGCTGGTCAATAAACTGCTGCAGTTCTCGAACGGCGGGCTTTACCGATCGGATCCGGACGTCTTTCCGGCTGTGCGCGAGACGATCGCGATCCACGACGAGAAGCTGAAAAAGCTGGAAAGCATCATCGAAGAAGCGGCCGGGCAGAACGTCCTGGTGGCCTACGCCTTTCAGTTCGACAAGGAACGGATCCGGAAGAAATTCCCGAAGGCGGTGTTTTTCGACGACGATCCGCACTTCGTCAAGAACTGGAACGCCGGTAAAATCCAGATAGGCGTCGCGCATCCTGCTTCGATCGGGCACGGTCTGAATCTTCAACACGGCGGGCACATTCAGGTGTGGTTCGGCCTGACATGGTCGCTCGAGCTATGGGACCAGTTCAATCGCCGGCTCGCTCGCCCGGGCCAGAAAAGTCCAACTGTCTTCATTCACGTCATCATGGCGCGCGGCACTGAAGATCAGCGCCAGTATGAAAACCTGATGGTGAAGGGCGCAACGCAAGATCAAATCACCGAGCAGGTGCGCGTTCGATTGGGTGCTGCCCCATAGTCGGCGAAAATCTTCCCCCTTGAAAGTCAACCGTTCGGCGAATACTATCTGTGTGATTGAACCCTGACCAATTCACGGATGCCAAATGTCATTTGACGATCTGTTCGGCGACGACAAAGCGCCGGCACCACAGACTCAGCCTGTTGAGAAACGGCCGATAGGGAGACCGAAGGGCAGCAAAGCATCGCGAACTGCCGCCGATGAGCAGAAAGACGAACTCAATCTCGGCATGCAGGACACGCACCACATTTTGGCAGGCGTTTCCATCACATGGCTTTCCCGCATTTTTCGGATGACACCTGATCGCGTCAAGGATGCGCTTGCCAACTGCAAGCCGATCGGGACCGGGCGCAACGGCGGTTCGGTCTACGACGTCCAGACAGCGGCGCGCTATCTCGTCGAGCCGGTCAAGGATGTCGAAGATTTCCTGCGCGGGCTCGATTCCAAACGCCTTCCCACGCGCATGCAGGAAGGCTACTGGAATGCGCGCATCAAAGAGATGAAGGCCAAGGTCATGGCGGGCGAGCTCTGGCCGACAGGGCGTGTTCAGGAAGTTCTCGGCAACACCTTCCTGACGATCAAGTCGACGGTGCAGCTGTGGGCCGATACGATCGAGGAAGATGATCAGCAGCAGGGCAAGGGCGACATGCTGCCCGAACACCGCAACGCTATCATCGCGCTGTCCGACAAGCTTCTCGACGACATCCATCATTCGCTTCTGAAGCAGGACAGCGAACAGTCTACCGAGAGTTGGGTGAGCGAACTCGATGGAAATTAGACCGCCCACATTCCGATCGTTGGAAGAAATGATCGTCGCCGCGGCTGAGTCCGTCCGACCACCTGAGCGCATCACCGTCTCCGAAGCTGCCGCGAAGTACCGCAAGCTCAACAACCCGGGATCCTACGTCGGCGACTGGAAGAACGAAAAGACGCCCTATCTCGTCGAGCCGATGGACGAACTGACCAGCCAGCATTACACCGGCATGGTTTTCGTCGGCCCGGCCCGAACCGGCAAGTCCGACATGTTTTTCAACTGGCTTCTGCATTCGGCTAGATGCGATCCGGCCGACATTATGCGAATCGACATGACGAAGGAAGTCGCGCGCGAATGGTCGATGGGTGATCTCGCCAAGTTTGCCCGCAATCAACCGGACTTCGCCGAGCGCATGCTGCCCGGCCGCCAGAATGACAACCGGTTTGACAAGACGTTCAAAAGTGCCGCACGCCTGCTGCTGCGCTGGCCGGTCATCACCGAAGTTTCCGGCAAGACGCTGCCGCGCACCTGGACGGCCGATTACGATCGCATTGATGACGCGGACGATCTGGGCAAGGAAGGCCCGCTGTTCGATCTGCAGCGCAAGCGCACGACCACCTTCAAGCGGTTCGGCATGTCGGTCGTCGAGTCCTCACCCGGCCGGCCGATCAAAGATACGAAGTGGCAGCAGAAGACCAAGCACCAGGCACCGCCGACAAGTGGCATTCTCGCGCTCTATAACCGCGGCGATCGACGCCGCTATTATTGGCGTTGCCCAGTGTGCAAGCAGCCGTTCGAACCTGACTTCGATCTGTTCTGCTATCCGGACAGCGAAGATGCGATGGAAGCCGCCGAAATGGTCACCATGCGGTGCCCGGCCCGCGAATGCCAGTTCGACATCGAACCGAGTTTCAAGCAGGAACTGAACGTCGGCGGCCGATGGGTTAAAGACGGCATGTTCTGGATGCCCGACGGTTCCATGCAGGGCAAGCAGCCAAAGACCGATATCGCATCGTTCTGGCTGAAAGGCCCGTGTGCCGCGTTCCAGGACTGGAAAAGCCTTGTCTTCAACTACATCCAGGCGAAGCAGGAATACGAGTCCAACGGCGAAGAAGGCCCGCTGAAAAAGACGATCACCGCCGATCAGGGCAAACCCTACGCACCCAAGGCGCTCGAGGCGACACGTCTGCCGGAAGAACTGAAGGACCGGGCCGTCGATTGGGGATGCGGTTCGACCTTCGAGGATCGCGTGCCCTGCGTTCCTGATTGGGTTCGCTACCTGATCGCCACCGTTGACGTCCAGGCGGGCGCGCGCGCGGCGTTCGTCGTGCAGGTGCACGGGATCGGTGTCGGCAACGACATCACCGTCATCGACATGTTCAAGATCCGCAAGAGCCTTCGTCTCGACGAGGATGGGCACCCGCTTATCGTCGCACCGGAATCCTACAAGGAAGATTGGGATCTGCTGATTGATCAAGTGCTCGAGCGGTCATATCCGCTGGCAGACGGCACGGGCCGGCGCATGGCCGTCAAGATCGTCGGCTGCGACTCCGGTGGTAAAGCCGGCGTGACGACCAACGCTTACGACTTCTGGCGCAAGCTTCGCGACAAGCATTCGAACAACCTGCATGAGCGGTTTGTGCTGGTCAAAGGCGAGCCCTCGAAGTCCGCGCCGCCGACTCGCCTTGGCTTTCCAGAATCCGAGAAGAAGGACCAGCACTCGAGCGCGCGCGGCGACGTCCCGGTGTTCTTCATCAATTCGCTGCTGCTGAAGGATCAGACGTTCGGCATGCTCGGGCGCACTGAGCCTGGCGCAGGCGGGATGATCCTTTATCCGAAGTGGGCGCCCGACTGGTTCTATTCGCAGCTGACGGCGGAAAATCGCACGGTCAAGGGATGGGAAGATCCCAAGGGCAATCGACGCAACGAAGCATGGGACTTGCTCTACTATTGCGTCGCCCTCATCCGTCATCGCGCGATAGGTGCGCTTCGGTCCGACTGGTGGAACAATCCGCCCGGTTGGGCAAAGGAAATTGACGATGACAACAGCCTTGTCTTTCTCGAGGGAAAGGCAAAGCCGTTTTCACAGCCGAAGAAGAAATTCGATCTGGCGGAATTGTCGAACTCGTTGACATAATATTCAACTGACTGTTGATTTCATATTCGATCTGTCGTAGGGTGCTTGCAACTCAATACGGGAGCATCAGAGATGCGCGAATATGATTTCAAGCTTTGGCGCGGATTGGTGAAGTTTTTTGCTTTCACGCCGCTCAAAGGGCTCATGATCCAAAACGGTACGGCCTACGGTTATGATCCGACGTCGCTCTACGAATGCGATTGCCCGACATTCGGTCTGGACGGGATAGAATGAACAATTTTACCAAATGGGAGTGGTTTTTGTTCATGCTCGGCTTTGATCGCATAGTGCGTGAGATGCAGATCGAACGTTCCCAGAAAGTTCAGAAGTCTTATTTTGACAAATGTCAAGATAACAAAGACGGTTGGATATCGTGAATTTTATCAATGGAGCACCTGACATGTATAAGATTTGCTGGAATGAAGCGAAGACCGTCGGCATCATCGTCAACGAAGGATCTGATGAACATCGTGGTCTCACATACGAATTGCGCAAGGGCGCGCTGAACACGCTCGGCGTCGTTTCGGCCGATTTCGTCGAAGCCTGGGGCGACATGACAGCCGAAGACAATTGCACTGTTGAGGAAATTGATCTTGCGAAGGTTGCCCAGTTGGGTGGCAGTCCGGAAGATCTGCGCAACGTGCTTTGCGGTGTCATCGAAATCTTCGGTATTGAAGGTGCTCAGAAGATCACCGAATACGCGTTGAAATTTCGCGGCATCAACGCTTTCGACGGCAAACCTGTTGCATCACCTGCGCCCCAGACGCATGCGGCGGGTAGCCAGCCGATCGCTTGGCAACCGAAATATAAGCCGGAGTTCCTTGAATACCTCCGGGGCATTCGCGGCGATATGGATGCGCCTCTAGTCTTCTTCCAAACGAAGAGGGAGGCCGAAGACTATGGCCACGGTGGGCATGATGCTCGCCCGCTCTATGCCCACCCCCCATCTGCTTCAGTCCATCCTGACGATATCGCCGTTGACCGCTTCGCAGCCGCCATGAAGGCTAAGCTTGCAAGGAAGCGGGCGGAAGGGCGCGGCGGCTGGGATAATCCCGACGAGTGCTCCCTTGCTTTCCTGTCCGAGTTGCTTCGCTCGCACGTTGAAAAGGGAGACCCTGTTGATGTTGGCAACTTCGCCATGATGATCCACCAGCGCGAAGGGGCGATAGAATGAGCCAGCATTGCAGAGCAAATCCATGTTGCGGTGACCGTCCATGCAGTGGAACTCAAATTCCGCAAGATCGGTCAGGGCTATGGTTGCGCAACAGCGAGGAATATCGGCGGAAGGCTGATCAGCAGAACGCCCCATCACCCGAAACGAGGGAGATGGGTAATAATGAACCAGGTGAGCACGCAGAAGTGCTGGCCGCGATTGGGGCTTGCAACAGCGGCGAAGACGAATAACTTCAACAACTGGTTGATTTGATAAGGCATTTGCAAATCAACGGACCGTAGAGTATAGCTGTGAAAATCTTAGTCACGGCAATGCGGATCCTTGATGACCATTCAGGAACAATTGATCGAAGCTCGTGCCGCCTATCATGATCTAATGACGGGCGGCGCAGTCGTTGAAGTGACTGACCAAAACGGCGAGCGGATGAAATACAAGCCCGCTGACGCCGCCAAACTTTCCGTCTACATCACACGGCTTGAAAGTCAGCTGAACCCCTCCACATCGAGCACAGGTCCAATGAGGTTCTGGTTCTGATGTCGAGCGCAGCTGTCATTTTCGACGATCTTTTTGGCGGTCCTGCAAAGGTGTCAAGAAGCGAACCCGCGCCGCAGGTTTTCAGGGCACCGAGCGGTGCGGGTTCCGAATTTGCCATTGCCGGCGATGCGTATGAAGCGGCCAGCCTGAGCAGCCGCGACATGGCGCTCTGGCAGCCGGCCAATCGTTCTGCCGACAACGATATCCTTCCAGGCAAGAAAACAGCCGACGCGCGGATCAAAGACACGATCCGCAATGACGCCTATGTCGGATCGGGCATTCGCCTGCATCAGGACAACATCGTCGGCCCGATGTTCATGCTCAATTCTAAGCCTGCCAGCCGAATTCTACTCGGCAAGGAAGACAGCGTTTTAGAAGAAGAATTGCAGCTGGAACTCGAAGAAAAATTCACGCTGACAGCGGAGTCGCCGGAAAACTGGCTGGACTCGTCGCGCCGCATGACCTTTACCGAAATGGTCCGGCAGGCAGTCGGTCAGGACACCGGTCTTGGTGAATACGTCTATGCGGTCGAATGGTCGCGCGATGACGCCCGTCGCCGGCCGTGCAACACCAGCCTGCGCGCGATCGACCTTGACCGCTTGTCGACGCCGATGAACCGAATGGGCGATCCGCTGGTGGTTGCAGGCGTTCAACTGAACAGCCGCCATATTCCGGTTGGCTATCATTTCCGCAAGGCGCATCCGACGGATTATCTGCAGCCGCTCGCTTATGAGTGGGAATATATCGAGGCGCGCAAGCCTTGGGGCCGTCTTCAGGTTCTGCACGGGTTCGAGCAGCAGCGCCCGAACCAGACCCGGGGTATCTCGGATATGGTGGCAGCACTCAAAGAGATGCGCCAGACCAAGCAGTTCCGTGAAACCGTGCTGCAAAACGCCGTCGTCAACGCGACCTATGCCGCCACGATCGAATCCGAACTGGATCCCGGCGAGATCTTCGCGCGTCTCGGCGGCGGCAATCTCGGTCAGGAAAACATCGACGAGGCGATCACCAACTACATGGGCGCATATCTCAGCGCCGTTTCAAAATACGTTGGCGACAAGAAGCAGTTCCAGATCGGCGGCGTCCGCATCCCGCATCTGCCGCCCGGTTCCAAGCTGCACATGCAGGGCGCCGGTTCTGGCGGTCCGCTCGGCGGCGAGTTCGAACAGAGCCTGCTGCGCTACATCGCCGCAAATCTCGGTGTGTCCTACGAGCAGCTTTCGCGCGACTGGTCGAAGACAAACTATTCGTCGGCCCGCGCCGCGATGACCGAAACCTGGAAGTTCATGCAGTCCCGCAAGCGCATGGTCGCCGACAAGTTCGCGACCAACGTCTTCCGGCTGTGGCTCGAGGAAATGATCAACAAGGGCGAGATCGCCAGCCTGCCGCGCAAGCTGCTCGCCACTAACGGCGACTTCATGTATGAAGGCCTGAACATGGATGCGCTCGCACGTTGCGAGTGGGTTGGTGCCGGACGTGGTCAGATTGATCCGCTCAAGGAAACGCAGGCTGCCGTGCTTCGTCTCAAGATGGGTCTGTCGACCTACGAAGACGAGCAAGCAATTCTCGGCAAGGACTGGCGCGCTCAGGTCAAGCAGATCGCTCGCGAGAAAAAGCTGTTCGAAGAACTCGACGTCAACCACGCGAACGTCGTCGAGGATCCGGCTCTCAACGCAGCATCCGCAACGCCGCGCCAGCAGGAAGCCAAGACCGAAAAGGACGACACTTCGTCCGACGACAAGGCGAGCTTGACGAACGGCTCGCTGGAAAACGATTTCATGGATGCGGTTCACGACGACATTGATCTGCGTCCAGGTGACGAGAAGGAAGAAGACTGATGCCGATCATGAATCCAGTTCTGGCACGCTTCGATCAGACGCCTTCCCTGATCGCGCCCGAAATGCGCGGCATCTTTGAATCGTCGATCCAGCAGATCCCGGGCTTCATGGCGCGCATCTCTGCCGACGTCACTGTGCCGAAGATGCTCGACGGGGATGATTTCTGGTACGCGTCCGACGACTGGCGCGCAGCTTTCCGCCCTTACATTGTCAAGGACGGCATTCTGCAGATCCCGGTCAAGGGCGTTCTGCTGCACGATTTCCCCTACCAGTTCGGCGGTTGGGCCACCGGCTACGACTACATCTGGAAAGCCTTCGAACGCGGCATGGGCGACTCGAACGTCAAGGGCATTGCTCTTGTGGTCAATTCGCCTGGCGGTGAAGTCGCCGGCAATTTTGATCTGGTCGACAAGATGTTCGCGATGCGCGGCACAAAGCCGATCCGCGGCTATGCCATGGAAAGCGCATACTCGGCTGCCTACAACATCATCTGCGTTGCCGATCCAGGCGAAGTGACGGTTTCGCGCACGGGTGGCGTCGGTTCCGTCGGCGTCGTGACCATGCATGCCAACGTCTCGAAGATGATGGCTGACGTCGGTTACGAGATCACTTTCATCTTTGCCGGCGCGCACAAGGTCGATGGAAATTCCTACGAGGCGTTGAAGCCGGAAGTAAAAGAGCGTATTCAAGCGCGCATTGATGAGCTATATGGTATTTTCGTGTCCTCCGTGGCTCGAAATCGCGGTGTTGACGAAAAGGCTGTCCGTGACACGGAAGCTTTGACGTTCACCGCAACGCAGGCAACGTCGAACGGCATGGCCGACAAGATCGGTACGTTCGAAGATGCAATTGCCGCATTCGCGGTGGATGTAAACGCAACTGAAGAGGATGAGAACATGGCCGACTATACTCAGGCCCAATTCGATGAAGGCATTGCCGCCGCTCGCGCCGAAGGTCTGAGCGCCGGCCGTGCAGAGGGATCGAAGGCCGAAAAGGAACGCATCACTGCGATCGTCGAATCCGACGAAGGCAAGAAGCGTCCGCAGGCTGCTCAGGCAGCTGCATTCGACACCGACATGTCGGTTGAAGGTGCTGCGAAGTTTCTCGCCAAGCTGCCGGAAGAAAAGGTGGAAGCGAGCACCGAAGAAAAGCCCGCGGGCAAGAACGAAGCCTTCACGGCAGCCATGGAAGCCGGCAAGCAGCTGGATCCAGGCACAGCCGCCGACGGCCAACAGTCCGACCAGCCTTCGCGTGCTCAGCGCGCAGCAGCGGCAGCCTTCGGTGTGAGAAAGACCGCCTGATATCGATCCCGCGTCCGGAGCGGCGCTGATCAAAAGCAACCGTTTGTAGAAACAAAGGAAGTAAACGATGGTTACCATCACCACTCCGGATCGCGCCAAGACTGCAGGTATTCCTACGCAGTGGAAGGATGACATCGCGGTCACCGCAGAAGGCTTCATCGTCGGCGACAATCCGATGGTCGTCACCGAAGATATGACCTATGCGGCCAACCAGACCATTGCAGCCCGCACTCCCGTCGGCTTCGACGGTTCGGGCAATCTGGTCCCGGCCGTATCGGCCACCACACCGGCAGTCGGTTTCACGATCATTGATATCGTGACTCCTGCATCCGGTCCGCTCAAGGCTGCTCCGACTTATCGCGCGGGCACCTTCAATCCCGCTCTCGCCGTCTGGCCGGCTTCCTACGACACGCTCGAGAAGAAGCTTGAAGCGTTCCGCGGCGCTCCGACTCCGACCAACATCATCATGCGCCCGGTCGCCACCATGGCCGTTCCGCAGCCGTAAGCCTTTCGGCTTCGGACATCGCAACTGATTTCGATCTCGAAAGGCGAAAAATATGGCATACGAACTCTGGACCCCGAGTGATCTGTACGATCTTCGCCGCGATGACCGGCTTGATCCTGAACCTTCCTGGTTCCTCGACGAGTTTTTCACCGAGACACATTACTCGGACGACGACGAAATTCGCATCGGAGAACTGCCAACGGCTTATCGTCGCTTGGCACCATTCGTTCTGCCGTCCGAGCAGGGCAAGCCGATCTTCGCTCGCAAGGGCGAAAGCGTGCAGGCCATTTCGCCGGCATACATCAAGCCGAAGGATCCGGTTCGTCCGGAAGATGCCCGCAACGTTCTGCCGAGTGAAATTCTCGCGAACGGCGGTCAGCGTCCGTCGCTTGCCGCGCGCTTTGACCAGCGCGTCGCCGAAGTCACGCAGTTCCATCTGCGTGCGATCAAGATGACGCAGATCTGGATGTCCGCGCGCGCCATTCTCGACGCCAAGGTCACCATCCAGTATCAGCGCGATCAGGGCGCTGCATATCCGGAAGTCATCGTTGACTTCGGTCGCGACGCCGGTCACACGATCGTTCTCAATACCGAGTATTGGGATGATCCCGACTACGACATCATC